AGAAAAAGAAGAAGTAATAAGAAAAATTTATTTTTCTTTTTTAAATAAATAGTAAGTTTATATAATTATAATATACTAATTATATAAATTATGAAACTAGAACTGTTTATAGGAATAATAGTTTTAATTTTTGTAGCAAATATTTATTTTGAAGGTAAAATTTTAGCAAAAATTAAATCGTATAGTAAATATTATAAAATGGCAATTATAGGATTTGTGGGATTGTGTGTATATTTTTATTTAAAAAGAAGTCCTCAACATGCTAAAGAATTTTTTGCAAATGCAAATGGATATATTAAATATTTACCAGTTGATAGACAAACAACATCTATGTTAGCGCCAATTATAGATTTTACAGGAAAAACAATAGGAGATTCAATAAATAGTAATTATAATCAAGTAAATCAAAATCCATATAATAATTTAACAGCACAACAAAAAAAAATTCTTAATGGTTCAAAATCAACAAAACGTTCTGTTAGTGAAACCAAAAAGAAATTTGTTGCTTCATCTCAAAACTGGCAATGCAAACACTGTGGATGTAAACTACCAGCATGGTTTGAAGTAGATCATATAACCAAATTAGAATATGGAGGTTCAAATAATGTAGATAATTTAGTAGCATTATGTAGAGATTGTCACGGTAAGAAAACTGCTCTAGAGAATTTATAAATAAATTATTTATTATTATATATAATATATTAATAATATAATCATGAGTTCTCAAGAAAATATTTATAGTAAATTTGAAAAAGTAAGAGGAGGAATATTTCAAATATTAATGCAAAAATATAAATTTATCAGAGATAAATTTGCAAATATAATAGATGTTGTTGTTAATTCTCCAAATTATAAATATTATGTTAGTATTTTATTGACTTTAGTTTTTATACTTTTAGTAATTTTAACAAATTTAATTAATGTTCCTGATAAATACGTCCAAATTATTTCATTACTATTGGGAGCAATTATTATAAGTATTTTTTACTTTTTTGTTTATAGAAATGAGCAAGAAAATGATAAAGGGTTGGTTGTTAAAGGTGATAAAGATTTACTTTACAGTCAAATTGATTTATATACTAAAGAACGTAAAAAATTAGTAAAAGAAATAGAAATAGAAGATAAAGCAGGTAATAAAATGAAAAAAACAATATTTAATGCTATTAATTTTAAAGAAACTATCGGACAACCAATTAAAAATTTAATAAAGTTTTTTTCATATTTATTTTTAAGCATTTTATTAATAGTTCTAACAATAGTTTTTATTTATAATATGTATAATAATTATCAGTATTTGTACTTTTTTACTAAAATATTTTTAGGATTTGCAATAGCAATTACAATATTAGCTATTATTGCTAAGAGTTTTTCAATTGTAATTAAAGATTGTGAAAAAAGTGAAGATAGAATAATAAAATTTTTATGTATTATCAAAAATATTATCTTTTTTATCCCTTGTTTACTTGTTATAATTTCAGATGAAATAAATAAAGATATTAAATCTACACCCTCTTCAGTTTATTTATTATTTATTTTATTAATAATTTTTGTTTCTTTATTTATAGGCTTACCAATGTTATTTCAATTGATTAGCAGTATGAATAAACATGATTTATTAGCTGGAAAAGGTCCATATTATTTAGACAAAAGAAGAGTAATTGGTAAATATCAAGATTTTAGTAAAGAATATAAATCTATTAGAAATAAAATTACTCCACCTGCAAGTAAATATACATTATTTGATGAAGATCCTAGCCAAGAATTTAATATTAAAGCATTAATTGGATATTTAGGAGACAAAAATTTTCATTATAAATATACTTATAGTATTAATTTTTATCTTTATTTAAATCCACAATCTAAGAATACAAGTTTAGCATATAATAAAGAATCAGAATTATTTAATTATGGTAATAAACCAGTTATATTATATGATGGAAATAAAAGAAAATTATTAATTAAATCTAAAACACAAACCAGTGAAGGAAGTCAAACTGATACTATTTATGAAACCAAAAAAATTAAATATCAAAAATGGATGTTATTTACTATTAATTATGAAAATAATACAATTGATGTATTCATAGACGGAAAATTAGTAGGTTCCAAGAAAAATGTTCCACCTTATTTTGATGATGACAAAATTAGTATTGGAGAAGATAATGGAATTGATGGAAGTATTAAAGAAATATTTTATTATGATACTCCTCGGCCACCAAGTGATATTGAATTCATGCATGATTTAATAATAAAACCTACTGAAGGCGAAGTAAATTTTATAAAAGATAGTTTAAATGATAAATTACAAAAAAACTTTTCACTATAATTTGATATTTTAGTAAATATTATAACCAGAAAATAAAATAATATAATAAAAAATATTATATTACTTTATATTAAATAATAATGAAAGTATCAAATATCATCATTATAACAGTATTAGTTTTAATAGTAATTTTTTTAATTAGCAAAATATTCTTTACAACAGATATCATTTATGACATTATGTGCGATGCGAATCTTTTAGCAAATACTCAAGAACCAGATTCAAGTGTTCAATCATTTTTTGTAACAAATCAAAATATAATTTCAAATAAAGATTTTAATGAAAATAATACTTCTAATTTTATGTTAACTGTTTGGTTCTATGTTGATAATTGGGGAAACGCTATTTCTAATGAAAAAAATATTCTTTATGTTTCTACCAAAGCTAACTCAAAAACAGTTCCAGAATTACAAAATAATTTAATTGGTATGAGTTCATCACATCAAGCACTATCTACTGAACCTGTACCTTTTAAAAATTTAAGTATTGGTTTAGATAAATATGAAAATAACTTATTTTTAGATATTGAAACATACTCAGAAACAGAAGGTTCTGCTGGAAACAAAACAACATTTACCAGATATTTAATTAAAAATATTCCAATTCAAAAATGGAATTGTTTAACTTTATCTGTTGATACAAAAACATTTGATGTTTATCTTGATGGTAAATTAAGAAATTCATTTATTTTACATGGAATCTACAGAAATAAAATGGAAAATAACAAACGTAAAAATATCTATATTGGAAATTTAGGTGGTTCAAATAATGGGTTTGAAGGTTTTATTACTAGAATCAGATATCAACCTACTGCTATTAACCCACAAGAAGCATATAACATTTACAAAGAAGGAATTAGTGCTTCTCTCGCCAAATCTATGTATAATAAATATGGATTGAAAGTGAGCTTCCTCGAATATGACCGAGAGAGAGGTTCCTTTACTATCTAACCATAATGGTAACAATTTTTTAAACAAATTTTAAAAATTTGTTATGATAAAAATATATTCTAGGAATGTTAATTAGTTTAGAGAGATTTTAAAGTAATTATCATTATTGTTTCAAAAAAAATTATAAAATTATAATATAAATATAATAATAATGGATAACGTTAATGATTTATTAGGTAAAGCAAAAAAAAATATTGTAGCTTTTACTCCCTATGGAACTGAAAAATTTCTTTCCTCAGGAAGCGAATTCTTAAATTCCAATACTTTAATTGCCAAAGCAACTTTCTTATTGCTTATTATCATTTTATTTGTATTTTTATTTTATGTATTTAGTAGAATTATTATTTTCTTTTTAACTCCATCTGAAAATCCTTTTATTATTAAAGGTATGAAAGATGCTACACAATCTATGGTTATTCCACAAACAATGGCTGATAAAAATTCAGTTCCAATTTATAGAAGTAAAAATGAATACGATGGTACTGAATTTACTTATGCATTTTGGATGTATGTAAATGATTTAACATATAATGAAAATAAAGACTTTAAACATGTTTTCCATAAAGGTTCTTCCACACAATCCGACGATGCTTTAGACGGAGTATATGGCCCAAATAATGCTCCAGGTGTTTATTTATATACTGGTAAAAAAAATGTTTCTGATAATTTATTAGAAAAATACCCAGTATTAGGAATGTTAATTAGAATGAATGTGTTCCACGATAACGATAACAAAACTAACCCTTATAAATATTATGATGATATTTATGTTGATGGTATACCTATAAAAAAATGGGTTTGTGTTGTTATTAGAGTAACTGGACAAAATATAGTTGATGTTTATGTAAATGGAACTTTAACAAAAAGACATAAATTAACTAATATTGTTAAACAAAATTATGATAATATTTATATCAATCTTAATGGTGGATTTGGAGGCAATCTTTCTAATTTAAGATACTATAATTATGCAATTGGAACATTTGAAATATATAGAATAACATCAGAAGGACCCGATTTAACTATTGCAGAGAATACAAGTATTAATAAATCCAAACCTTTCTATTTATCTTCACAATGGTATTTTGATAATACCGATCCTTTAACTAATTAAAATTAAATACATAAAGAAAGACAATTATTTATTATTGATTAATATATAATTAATCAATAATATGGTATACACTAATATTGTAGATGCATCTAGAACTCATTTTATATTAATTTCTAATAATTATAACGATGATTTAAGTTTTATTGGAACAAAAATCAATATCAAAACCTATATTCCGAGAGAAATAGCAAGTGATAGTAATTATTATCAATTTGGTAATTCCGTATTTAATGAAACTGATTTTTCAAGTGAGGTATTTAAAAATAGAGTAATTTTTTCTGCTAAAATTAATGATGATAATAAACGTTCAGTCACACTTTTAACTCAGCAAAATTTA